AAAAAATACACTCCCCTAATTATAGTTCACTTTTTATATTTAAAGTGTCTACTTTTAGGGGAGTGTATCAAAAGTTGGGATGGTTATTTTTTATGGCTTGATTTAACAATTGTGATTGCTATACCTAACAAGGTAACGATGAATGTACCGAAACCTAACATTAAGTACGGCACTTCTACAATTGAAACCAAACAAGGCGTCTCCTTTCTAAAGATTTTGTCGGTACTTTCATAAGCACCACCTCACTTTATACTGAGATTAGCCACCATCTATCCAACTTACTCACCTTAATCTGCTTTCTTCAAATCTTTCCATTTCGCTTACTATCCCGCTTACATTAATTCTATAAAAAAAGAACCTTGCAAGCGCAAGATTCTTAATTGAATAATATGTAATTTATTCTTTTAGTGTCCTGGGAGGGCTGCTATACAGCCCTTATTATCAGTTTTTGTAGCGTTTTAGTGCCATGCCAGTGCCATAAAAATATTGATTATATATTTCTTACATTTTAATGGTAGAAACTAGTTCGTTATCTTTAACGTTACTAAATCTATTATTGTGCAATTTTAAACACCTTGACAGATTCTTGTTATTACTTTTACGATTGTATATTGATGTTTAAAAGGACTTGTGGAATTACTGTTTTAAAAGACTTTTAAAATGTTATATTTCTATGAGCGTCTGCACTTTTTTAAATAATCTGTCTTTTTTTGCCCTAAAAAATATTCACCTATTCACTTAGGTGGGCTTTTCCATATTGGTATAGTTTTTCTGCATTCTTTAATGATAGATTGTCTAAATCACGTTTCCCGTTTCTTAAAGTAGAAATTATAGCTTGATTTATAAGTGTGTTCTTATATATTTGATAACCAGTTATCTCGCTTTCAATTAGTTTTTTGATTACCTGTTTGTATTCACTCATAATTATCACGCTCGTTTTTATTTAAATAGTGGAAGGTTAAGATAGCTAGTTTCCGCTAGCTAAAATCATTATATACTATTTATTTTTTGTGAAAAAATTTATGTTAAGTAAATTTACATAAAAATAACAGCCTGTGGGGGCAGACTGTTAAAAATATATCATTTTACAAAAGGTGAATTGCGCTAGTTTTTCACTAGCTAATTTTAATATACAATAATAAGAGTAATTAAAAAAATCTATGTCAACTTTAATAACAATAATAACTACTCAACGATATGCTCGGGCGGACTGATGTGTTTCCATAATAGCTCCCTTATTTTATCTCCACAATATCTTTTAAATTCAACACACTCATTCCAGTATCTTCATACATGTGTAGTGTTTTAGTATGCACGTCTACTTTATGAATATAACCTACTTTTGTTTTAATATATCCAGTTTCGAAGTAACGCAATTCAATTGATGGGTCATTATACATTTTGAAAATTAATGTGTTATTAAGGTCATTCAATTGATCGTCGTCTAATATCGGTCTATCAATCTTATTTTGATCTTGTATGTATTGTTCTAGTTGCTCGTATTGTTCGGGGAGTGTCTTGAAGGCTTGCCACTTAACGATGCCTCTACTTTCTGGTATATGTGAATTAAGATATTCTCTCGATATATTACGATAATCAGTTTCGTATTTATATTCATCTGGTGCGTTAGGATTTATTATTTTCATATTATCACCTCAAAAAAATGGAATAGTTTTACTAGCTTCTATAATGTCCTTAGTAAAGAAAAATTGCTTGCCTTCACCAGTATAAGCTGGGTTTAAAACCATATTCGCTTTAGCATTATATAACCACTCTGGATTAATTCCAGAATTTAATATTTCTTGAAATTCTTGAAAATTTTTACTCCAATCTAAATTAGGTTTCATATAATCACCTCATGAATATAATAGAACACTTGTTCGCATATGTAAATAAAAAAATAACCTCCCAAAATTATCAGGGTGGTTATTTTTCTCTATGGTTACTTTCTAATTACTTTCATAATAAATGAAACTATAAATATTAAAATGATAGCACCAACTAAAGCTGGTAGAATAGGCACTCCGCCTAAAACTGGTCCCCATGTGCCCAACAGTTTACTTCCAATTGCAGAACCAATTAAGCCGGCAATGATATTACCAATAATTCCACCTGGAATATCTTTACCTAGAATAGCTCCTGCAAGCCATCCTATTAATCCTCCAACGATTATCATAAGTATAAAGCCCATATTACCCTCTCCTTTTGAAATAATGTCCCTAACTTTATTCCCCACTACATAAATAAACAAACATAAAAAAGCAACCAAATTAATGGCTGCACTTAATATATAACTTTCAATGGAAGGTGTGGAACTACTACAATGTTATATTACCCAACGATCATATAAATAAAAACACCCACCAGTTGGTGAGTGTTTTAAAATAGAGTTTTATTAAAATTAATCCAAGCATCATTTATCTCTTTGTACTTATCTGGATAAATTTTGCAAATATCATCATTTTCTTTTTCTCTTAAAATATCATTCGAATTTATAAGTAGTAGGTTTATGTACCCGCACATAACAATCAGAATAAGTTATGTGCTTTAAATTAGGACAAAAGTTACACCCTATATTTATATCAAAATCTGGATTCAAATTAGCCTTGTTAGATACAGAAGAAATAGGAAAGGCAGTGAAATCTGTTTGAAAAGTATCTTTTTCAGAACCTATAATCATCATAGGTCTAACTTTGAACCGCTTTTTTTGAGTTTGGCTATCATAATATTGAAATCTAGACATAATAATTTTATTTATATAATCGCTGGGTTGTCTGTAATTATTACAATCCAAAATTCATATTCTCCTCATCTGCTTCTTCGAATTCATCTATATACATATCATACAAATGATCGTATAACCTAACATTGTCAGCATCTTTTTTTATATCTTCTAATTTAATCAGATTATTTCCTTTTTCATTATCAGATAGCCCTTTTCTACTATTCTTCCATGATGTTTCTTTGTGACTTAAATTAGCTATATACCAAGGCTCATATTTACCATATCTAGTTACAGTATTATCTATAATATATTTTGATGTTTCGTCTAAATCAATTACGCTTTTTGATTGATCTTCTTCAAAAAAATGTCTTAGTTCTGTTAATACAGGACCATATTGCCAACCTTCAAATTGATTTTCAAATAAAGGCTCACCTGTAATAGCAATTGCCTCTCTCTGTGCAAAATACATTAATTTTTGTAACTTAAGTTCACTCTTTTCGAACTCAGCATTATTATTTGTTTCATATGATTTTATTAAATATTTGGCTAATTCTGTTATTCTAGTCATAAAATCACCTCTCAATTACATCTCTATTTTTATATTACCTATTTATTCAATATGTAAATAGTTTATAAAGATTTTTATAAAAAATGATAAGTACCTAGTACGTGGCTATTTGTGTATTTGTTTGTAATTCACTCTGTATTTTTACATAAAAAATAACCACCCAGTGACATGTGTGGGTGGCGGATATAAAACTATTCGGGAAAGGGCTTATACATGTAAATAAATTATACCATAAAAAATAGGGCAAGCACATAAGTGCTATCCTTAATCTATTATTGATCTCGTGGTGCCACTACGAATTATCAACACCTCAATTCAAACAAAATTTATTTAATATTAACATATTATTAATTTGTTTTTATATAATGATTATTAATACTCTATTTAACTTCTAGTTCACCCCATAATGCTTTCTCTTTTAATAACTTCTCTTCTTTATCAGTAATATTACCTATAGGCATAAAGAAGTTATCCTTTTTGTTTGCTCCATCTGCTTGGTATTTAAATCTAATCCACCACAAGCCATTTTTCTTATCTTTGATGACTTGGTCAAATTTTACAAATTCCCCAGGATAAATCCAAGAACCTCTATCTACTTGCGCTTTATCTAATCCCATTGCACGTCTAACAACAATTGGTTTCGTATTATTTTTACTAGATGTGAATATACCATTCCACGCCCAAACTGTACGAGGTGGTTTTGCTTTGATAGGTTCTTTTACATCTTTTGCTACTTTTTGTATTGGTGAATCACCTTTCATATGTTTAAGAACTAAACTATCAAGCACACTAATATCATTTCTACCATATCCTGCTGCTGCTAATAAATTACCTGGATCTTGTTTATCATATTGTATTTGTTGGTGTCCAGGCATTTCATTACGTGGGTTAATTTCCCATGAATTACATAATGCTGCCATAATACGACATGAATTATCTAGTGATTTAAGTGTTCGTGAACGATTAGAGAAGTAACAAGCTTCAAGTCCAAATGCAATATCATTTGCATCGTCACCATACCACTGATTATCAATTGGCGTATCATACAATACATGCCACGCTTTCTCCGTAACTGGTATACAAATAATACATTCACTATCGTCTACAAAAATGTGAGCTGATGCTGTTCTAGCCCAATCAATATTATAAGTATTTCTATAATAGTTAACATTTTGTTGTGCTGTTGAATCACGATTACCTGTATCATGAAAAACTGCAAATCGTGGTTTACCACTTTCTAATCTTTGTCCTGTTCGACGCGTGCCAATTGGTAAAAAATCAGTATAAACGGGTACGCCATTCCATGTACCTATTCTTTTTTTGCCCATGTTTTCCCCTCCATTTTCTAAATCATTAATAAAAGGGAGTCGTATGACTCCCCAAAATCCGTAGCTATCATAATCATGTAGAACTTTTTTAACTGGAGAACCATTCCATGTTCCCCAGTTTTGATCCAATGAATAAAAAGTTTCTAAATTACCTTCTAGACCAATAGAAACATGGCCATATTGTCCACCTACCCATACGCAAATATCTAATGGTTGGACAACTAAGTCTAGTGTGTTTGGTAAAAACTTTGTTCCTTTTGGTGCAGTTGCTCTATTTTTAGCATTAATAATATCTTTAGCATCACCTTGAAAATGCCAATTAAAATATTTTTTGCATACATGAATTACCCAATCGGCACATTGACCTGGATATATACCATCTTCATCATGTTGATATCCTATTCTTGAATTAACATATTTTAATGCATCACTTTTCTTTGCCACTTCGCATCACAACTTTTTCATATTTATTTTGTGTTTTTAGTTCTTTCATTACTTTATTACTTTCTTTAGCTGCATTAGTAAGTGGGTTATCTTTCCATGCCGTAATTAATGCTACTGCAATTGTCATTAACGTTGACTCATCAACTGGTATTGGACTAACACCTTTGTTTGCTAAGCATTGATTGACTAATACCAAAACCAATCCTAAAACTCTCACAATTACTGTTACTTTTACATCCATATAAATTTCCTCCTCATAATAAAAAGCCGACAGATTGTGCCGACTCATAGAATTTGATAATATTTTTATGTTGTGTTAATTTATATATAGAAAAAGGGCAACACACATATGTGTATCGCCCAAATGAGCCCGTTAAAAAGACGGTGGCATAGAGATAATTAAATATTAATAAAACCTTTTAACCATCTGCTCGCCAAAGCTATAGATGGTTATTTTTTATGGTCATTTTTACTAACTAATACTAAGCCAATGATTGTCATGACAATCATTAACATTTCATAATCAGTCAATGTTACTCCTTTCTGGGAGTCAAACCATATTTCATAGGCATCACCCCTTATTCAAAAGAGATTAGCCACCATCTATCCAACTTGCTCACTTTAATATTTTACCATATATATTAATTTTCTTTCCTCAAATCTTGTTTAATTTCGTCCATCATTTTAAGCATCATATCACTCTGCGTATTGAGTTTGTGAAGTAACTTCAAATCCTCATTTTGGCTTTTCAAATCCTTTTTTATATCCTTCAAATTTTCATCATGGTTATCTACCCTACTTTCAATTAATGTCAGTCTATTTTCATTTTCACGTTTATCCTTATTAATTTTCATCCAAAATGTAGAAATACTTATGAAAATTGGAATTAATATACTAAAAATCCAGTATATGAGACTAGGTTCATCCATTATTCCCCTCCTTAACTAATCAATTTAATCTTGACTATTTATATTTATCTCTTATGAAATATAGACCTACTAATCCCACATCTTTATACAGACTATAAATCATACTAGCTTGATGTTTACACCAATTTATATCTGTTGCATATTGCATAGTACCTGGGTTTCGTGGGTTCCATCTCATACGATATAACGTATTTTTACCTTTATTAAAGTAATTTTCTCTAACAAATTTAGCACCACCTAAGATACCCTTAGCTGGTGTTGTCCAACCTCTGTTTTTAGCATAACTAATTGCTAAATTTGGATTATTATCATAGGCATTAATACCAAAGAAATTGTATATACCATACCTACCACTAGCAAAATTCGATGTACCATATCCACTTTCTAAAAAGGCATGTGAAATTAGATAGATTTCATTAACATTGTGCTTTTTACAAGAATCAGCAAATGCTTTACCTTGTCCGTGTAACTTACCTTTACCTTTTAAAATTTGATTTAGTTTATCAACAGATACACCTTGATATTTACCTAAATTCAACATTTGATATTTTTGTTTGCTATCATTCCATATTTTGTTAGGATCCATAGCTATACTTACTTTTGAACGAGTAGCACCAAACCACCCACCACCTGTATTAACCACAGGAAGACCCTTAGCCATTTGAGCATTTAAAGCCTGTGTAAAAGTGTATTTACTAATTTCTATATCTACTTTTGCCTTTTTATTGTTTTGAGAAACTGAAGTTAATGGTTTTTTATTAAGGACTTTATTTCCTTGTTTCAGCTTAATTCTCTTTTTCGAAGTTTTAGTGGTTATAACTTGTTTAAGTAAATCTTCTTTTTTACGATACATCGTTATTAATTTTTCAATAATAAGTTGATATTTTTCTAATTCTGGATAACCTTTTAAAATTAAGTCATAGTTAGTAGTATCTTTCATGATTCTCCAAATGTTTTTATCCAATCTCAAAGAATTTTCACTTAACTTTAGGTCGTTCCATTCCAACATTTTCAAACCATGAATCATTGCATAAATTAACGTCCGCATATATTCTTCTTTCATTTCAGACTCAGAACCACATACTTCTAATACAATCCAATCAGAATAACTTTCAACTTGAAATTTGGTATGTCGACAATGCCATGTCATATCTTTGTCTACATAACTATGAGGATAAATCATATCATTATCATATTTATTTCGTTGTTTATAAATATCTTTAACACTTCTAAACATAATACTTTCTTTGATATATAATCCTTTTATAGATTTAGTTCTTTGAATACCGTCTATTACATAGTGAGTTATTGATTCTCTTTTATCGTCTTCTCTAAAACTAGTATAATTAATCTCAACGATATCTTTGAATCTAGGACGGTTATCTTTAGGATTTTCAACAAAATCAATCTTCTTATGTTGCTCAATATCCGTTGAATTTGTCTTTTCCTTTGGTTCTGGATGATATGGTGGTCTAACAAAATGTGTTACTCCACCTGGACCATCTGTATAACTATGCTTTATTTTATATGGTGGACTTCCACTTGTATTATTTGTATACCAGTTTTGATCTACTGACCAAAAATAGCTTTTATTCGCTGTACCAACAACAATAGATACATGTCCTGGATTACGATTAGCCCATACTGCCCAGTCACCTTTTCGTGGTACAAAGTTTTTTGTGTTTTTATAAATCTTAAAATTGAGCCCTCGATAATTTGATTTTAGAGCCATCGCATTAGCATTTCCCCAAGTAAAAAATCCCCAATATTTATTCAATATATAGTTTGGCAAATCCCAACACTGTCCGCCCCATTTACCATCTACATTTATAGTTGTCTTATTTATAGCGATAGTTAATGCCCATTCTTCAACTTCACTAGCGGTCGGCTTACGTTTACTAGCTGAAGGTAATCCCACTTTTTCACCTCCTTTAATGGCAAAATAAAAAGACTACAAAAAATTTGTAATCTTTATAATTCCTCAGAAACTAAAATATCTATTTTACTTTCTAATTTATTAAATCTTTTATTTAAATTTTCTTTTGCATTCTTTAAAACTTCTATTTCTCGTTTAGCCTCTTCTATATTAGTAATACTAGGTATAGAATCTACCAATTCTTTATCGATATTATAATTTTGGTTGATAATGATACCTTCATGTTCATCATAAATGTATTTACTAGGTTCATAGTTATCAAAAAAATCACTGGGTAACTCTTCTTCGGAAATTTCAATCGCATTTTTAATATGTCCTATGCGTGCATATCCAATTATTTCTTTAAATTCATTAAAAGCAATTTCCATTATCTCCACCCCATTATTTTTTGTACTGTAAACTTATTAGCATTTGCTCCTGATGGTTTTCGCAATCCTAAATCCCAAAAAACATCATTAGCGATACGTAAAGTTGTGTTATTAACTTTTGAAATAATACCTTCATATGAAGCGCCACCATCGCCAGTAGAATCTGGAATATTATTTTTTGAAACAATAATACTTCCTGGCATTGATACTAAACTCACCTCGTTGAATGTTCCTCCTGGATATAAGCCAGAAACAATAAGGAAATCATATTTTGTATAATCATCAGTTAAAACAATGTCATTACCTACGCCATTTACAGAACCGTCAAATAAAACTTTTTTTCTTTCTTCATTAAAGGTACTCCAACCACTTAAAGTTGAATTATTTAAAGTACTAATTAAAGTTTTTGATGTTCCTTTAGGCGTAAATTCAAACAATTTATTTTTAATGTCCTTAGAAGTAACACGTAAATAACCTTCTGTGCTTTCTATTCCTATTGGTAAATTAGGTACTTTCAATGCATAAAAGTTTGCTGTTTTTAATTCAACTAAACTACTTTGCGCATAATCCAAATCAACATTAATCGTATTGCCATCTGTATCTGTTATTTTATGTTTTTGAATAGATGTACTATTTAATTCATCTTCAAAGAATTTTTTGTTTTCTGAGGTTTTAGCATCTACAAATGCTTCTATATAACTTTTAGTAATAGTTTCATCATTAACTTTCAACCAACTTAACCATATATTGTCTTTATAAAAGCATGTATATATTTCATTTGAATCATCTGGATACCAAATAGCCCTACCAGTATTTTGGGATTTATATACAACTAATAAACCTGATGCTATAGAAGAATGTATTTGATGTTCTGGTAATTCTTCATCATGATTTTCGTCATATTCTGAATCAACTCTACCATTATCTATATTTGATACTTCAGAATCACTTATATTATTTGCTAACTTAGATGATGGTGCATCGGTAGCATTATTAATATGAACAAATTTTGTACTTGTAGTATTTTCTAATATTGAATATATAGTTACATCGTTTAATTCTTCGGTTACTCCTGAATCATCAGTTAATTTTGATTTTTGATAGTTTACAACATCGCCTTGTTTCAACACACCTAGTTCTTTTGCTTCTTGCTTGGCATTGTCTATATAGGATTTTATGTCTTCTTTAACAACCACGACATTTTCTACAAAACCATTTGTTTTATTTTCAAAATCTTTTTCTCGCTCACTATAAATCTTATTTAAGTTTGTTTCTACTTCATTAGACTTAAGTTTAATAGCACTTATACCTTCATTCACTTTATTTTCAATGCCTTCTACAAGTGTAGGGAAATCGCCTAATGCTTTATTAAATCTCGAAATATCTCCATTAAATTGTGCCATTATATCTTTAAGTGTTTTAATATAAACTAACTTTGTTTTACCATCAAAATCACTAATTTGATCATTATCAATTCTAAATGCAAATTCACGCATTACAATAATATTGTTACTACCATTTTGAGTGAAAAATACTTGTCCAAAAACTCTACCTGTGTACCTTAATAATTCATCAGTTAATGTATAAGAAAGACGTCCATTGATTGGATCAACGAACGTCAAATCATCTGATATGTGAGCACCAGTTTCAACACCATAATTCTCTGTTTTTAAATCAATTGTAGCCTTAGCATTATTAGAGCCTATTTCAAAAGGTTTATCATTCTTTGTAACTATAAAATTTAATACAGACGTTCCTTTATCAGTATTAAAAAATCTAATATTAGTATCTGTTAACCTTTTATATTGCGAAGTTACTTCTAAAGGAACTATATTATCATCTTTTAAAAATGCTTCTTCCCTCATTATCCAACCTCCTTATAACTACCAGCATTAGAAAACCACTTAGATTTCTTCTGTCCCTGTGTTGTACGTTCTAATGTTTCAGGTGGTGCAATTATGTTATTTCTAAACAAAAATTCTTTATATTGATTTTGCGACAATTTAACTCTTAAATATACAAAACCTGCTACTCCTTTATATTTAGTTGGAAAATCAACAAAACGTTTTGTATCTTTAGCTGTTAAATAAATCTCTAATCCTGGGATATTTAAATCAGCTAATTTATTAATATTTTTTGGTGGTGTTTCCCACATCTCACCATATGTCTTAACATAACTCCAACCCACTGAAGTTTTACCAGTAAATACATCAACGTTTCTAGTGAAAATCATTGTATTTCGTCCAAAAGAGTATCTAGTTAAAACCTGTCTTACTACTCCATTAATATCACCTGGTAACACATCAAAAAACCATCCGTAACCACGCCAAGCTTTACTTAAAGGAAAATCTTTAATGTTTAATGTGTCTCCTGTATACATGTAATAATGACCAATGTCAGTAACATTACTTAATTTACTAAATCCTTGTGAAGGTAATGGTTTAGCTCTTCCTCCAGTATCGGTCATTAAAACAGGTGTAGCTCTATTTTTTAAACTATCATTTAAATCTCTTTGAGCAATTGAATGAATTTCATGATGTCTATTGTTACCTGGTCCAGTTGTTACTCCAAGTAAAAGTGCCTTTTTACCAGTATCTTCATCATAGTACATTGCCATACCTTCAGCTTCTTGGAAGTCACCTACATAGTTTCCATCAATTCCTCCAATAGTAACTTTACGTTGCCATAAATGTTTACCGTTTTTGACATCAAAGGCATGTAAATAGTTAGGAATTTTGGGATTACTATCACCTGTGTACCAATACAAAATACCATCATCATAAGTCACGCCTTGCATTGGTTGTGTAGCACTTGTATATTCAGCAGGTATATCAAATTTATATAGTATTTTATCTACATTATTGTCTATATCGTTAATACTTCTTATTTCAATAAAGTTTAATGAATTCTTATCTTTAAATTCTTGCTGTGTATACTCTCTTCTAAATATCATTAATTCTTCTTTAGAATTATATATAGCAGTTGTATAAAGATTATTAAATACATGAGGCATAACATCTTGCATTTCTTCATCTTCGTACTTAATTTCACCCGTTTTATATTTAAATCTTACGAATCTATTCTTTTTATTAGTATTTAAAACTGCAGAATAAATCCATAACTCTCCTTTAATATATCGATATGCATTATGCGTACCATGTCCTCCATTTTTTACTAATAATCTATCTATAAATTGACCATTAGGTTTAAGTCTACTTAACATATAATCCCCGCCGGGTCTTGCTTGTGTCATATAAATAATTTGTGTTCTATAGTCTATCCAAAAACTTTGCATTACGGCATTTGTTCTTGGAGATAAATCAGTTATAAATTGTATTTCTTGATTCTGTGGATCAAAACGATATTCTGCATTTAAAAATTCTTCATGATTCTGTTTTGTTTCTTCGGTTAGTTCAGATATTAACTTTGTGTAGTATAGATTTTCGTGTCTTAATCGTTCATGAAGTGATGAATGAACAACACCTTGATTATCAACTCTTGCGTCTTTAACTTCATTAATACCATCACCATTATGCCCCAAAACTAAATTGTTTAATCTAGCTACTAAATATTTATAAAAATCTGCAATACTTTGTCTTTGATAAATAATCTGGTCGGCATTATGTGCTTGCTTATCTGTTTTACCATGTGCATACATATATAAATTAACGTTTTGCATAAAACGGTTTAACTTTTGATAGTTAAATTCATGTTGATTTATATACTTTTCATTAAACACAGAATGCAAACTTGTGATTAATTTTTCTTCCACTAAATAGTCCTCCTTTAATCGTAAAAGTTATAATAATTTTTGATTAGCTCATACATGATAACTTCATGTCCCAACTCATTAGGATGTAGTCCATCTTCCATATTTTTAGCTCTATATGCTGGATTATATGGATCTATTAAATCAGTATGATATGCATCATAAACAGGGATATTCAATTCTGTACAAGTTGAAATATGGGTATTTACATAATCTTCCAAAACTAATCCAAGTTTATTTTTATCAGTATCTCTACGTCTTATTCTTGTTCCATCAACAGGACATTGTCTTGTTGGAGTCATAGAAAGAATTTTGCCATTTGGGTTGTTTTTTTTAATCGCAATTACTGCTTGATAAAAAGCTCCATAATAAGTTTTCAAATCGTTTTTATCTTCACCTAGAGGTATGCCACCGTTACACAACCAATCATCATCGGTACCTTGAATTATTATTAAGTCGGTATCTTTAATCTTTAAAGCTTGTTCATAGATACTTCGTTCGCGATTAATAGACATAGTAGCAGCACCTACAGCACCATTAGTTACTGTTGCACCTATTTTTTTAGCAAGCATTTGTCCGAAGTTTTCTTTTGCACCAGAACCTTTTGCTACCGAATCTCCAATAACATAAATAGACTTCACATTCCTTATACTTGAAACAGACGTGAAGTCTATCATTATAGTGCCATTTTTTGTTTTTATCGTTTTACCAATTAACTCAGGTTTTGGTTTATTAAACTCAACTAAATAGTTGATAGCTTTAATTGATCTATTTATATCATTATTTCTTAAACGTTCTTTTTTACCTGGTGTTTCAGTAGATGAAACATCTAAATTTGCTACATATTTAGCAGCTTTTCTTGCCATTTTCTTATTTCTTTCTGTTAATGTAAAATCACCAAGTATTACATCTTGATTAATAATATTATTGTTTACATCACGTTTAGTCGTAATTTCAACAATTCTCACTTCATCATTGATATTATTAACTGAGTCTTTCAATACAGTTATATCACCAGGCATAGGCTTTGCTTCTTTATATGATTCAAGATGTATAAAATCAGTTGAAACGGAAATTTTAACACTATCGTTAATGACTTTTTCCATTTTCTCTTTCAACTTATCTTCGTGTTTAATACGGCCATCTATTACAGGTGGTGCATGTATTTCACCAATTACCTTTGCTACTGGGTGGACGTATGTTAATTGTAATACCCCCTCCATATACGATTCTTTTTCATCCTCAAAATCACCAAACCCTTTAATATAAGTAAAACGTTCTGATGCATCTTCTTCTAATTGCACATTATTCGCATTAATCTTTGTGTCTATTCGATATTTTGCTTCCTTACCTACAGACGTTTGCAAATAAAATGTTCTCGTTTTTTCATCATAATAATATTCAAGATTATAACGTTTTAAACCCTTTTTAAATAATTCTAGTCTTGAATCTCCTTCACCTAGATTTTCAAACCTAGAAGTATAAACTTTACTTAAAAGTTTAAAGTTATAACCACTACCTTTAAAAATAAGTTTAAAATATTCTTCGCCAGTAAAACTACCAGTATAAGATTCATGTATCCGTTTAGCTTTCAAATCAAATATTTCTCTTTTAATAGCTTTAACATATACTTTCTGATTTTCGCCAATGCTACTCTTTTTAATATAAATAATTTTATATTCATTAATATCATCAGTTCCACCTACATTTGTTACTGTCCACATAGTAGAAATACTGGTAACTAAATCATAATTATAGCTATCTTCTGTAATATCAAATGATAACACTGATTCTTCAGACACTTTTTCTTGTGTTGTTGTATTAACAAATAACGGGAAACTACGCCCCGCTATACTATTAATTATTATGGGCATAATTCTCCTCCTATCTGTAATACATTTTAAATTTGAAAACTACTTTATTAACTACTTGGTTAAAATGAAATTGATTATAACCAGGGATTAGTGATGGTTGGTTACCTGTACCGTATTTCTTGCCATTAATAGGGATGCCATTTTTATATGTTTGAATACCATCATATTTAATAACATCTCCTTCTTTTAGATCAATATTTTTTACGGTCATCATTTCACTCTTATATCCAGTGTCAAATGTGAAATGTTTTGTGTTCTCACCTATAGTAACTTCAACAATTAATTTCTGATTAAATTGATTTATAGGAACATCACCAGCATAATAAACAAAATCATTATCTGTATTATAAAACGTAAACTTTCTTTGATTATTATTGCTGATGAAAGTCATTCCACTAGTCATACCCCATAAATCTAAATTATTTCCACTTTCTAAATCCGTACTATAACCAATGGACTCATAATAAGGTAATTCAACTGTTTCAAATTCTAATGTTATAATCCCTTCTGTTTTAGTCGTATCAAAAGAAACGTTAGAAACCAATGTGACTAATAACTGTTTGCCATCTACATAGCTTAATTCGAACTTATACATAGGGTCAAACATTGTCTGAAAAGGTATTTCAGTATCATTAGTGGCCATTTCTCTCAAATAAAATTGGCCAGAAAATAAATTTTGGATACTATTTTTTAAGTGAGATGCATATGCACTTTTACTAACACTATAACGAAGAACCATCGTCGCTTTTTTATATCTTTCAACACTTGAATTAAGAAATCTGCCATTAATTCTCTCGATTTCATTAAAATCTAATTCTTTTTCAGAACCTTGTACATCGAATTCTACTACTTCTAGTTTTTGCCCAGTGATAGGGTTATCACTAACCTTATACAGTTCACCATTTTTATTTATTTCTACATCATGCGCTATAAACATATGCGACCTCCTTAAAAGTTGTCTCCGATTGCTTCTCTAGCTCCTAGTTCTTCAATTGTCGATTTAATCCATTCAGAATCTCCTTCATTTCTAACTAATACTTTTACTATTGGTTTGTTGTTTTCTTCTAAGCTGTGTCTTACATCTTTACTCATGTGAGCATTAATATCACTATTCAACGAACTACCTAATCCTTCTGTTATGCCAGGCGATAGATCTACTTTAAATGCATCCATTACTTTAGTTGCTGCTAATCTGCTTTCTTTAGCCGCTTTATTAGCATATTGTGCAATTCCATTTCCTAAACCAATCATAGAAAACATACCTAAAGATTTAAATTCTCTTGATGGTGATTTTATGCCTAATGCACTTTTAGCTGCATTTAAAGCTCCTTTAGCCGCGTCCCAGGCTGCTTGTGCCAAATCTTTAGCTTTATCTATAACACCTTGAATCATGCCAGCTATTAAATCAACACCAGCTTGAACAAAATCAGATACAAAACTTCTTGCCCTTGATACAGCATTAGTCACGCCTTGACCAACAGCATATACTACTCGAATAAATCCACCTACTATTTTATCTAAAAATCTTCCCATACCTTGTTGAGCATGCGACACCATTTGAATAAATCCATTAACAATTTTTGCTAACCATTGACCTACATAAACAGCAATCGCAGTAACCAATGCACTAAATACGCTAGTTATTTTAGACCAAATTTGTGAGACTTTTGAGGAGACAGTAGCAAAAATTTGTTGCCAATTTGTACCGAAAATTCCAAGTATTCTATTTAATGTACTTGATAAAAATCCAGTAATTATGCCAAAAACATTTAGTATCGTTTGCGAAATCAACTGTAAGTTTGTAGTTATCATATTCTTCAAAGTATCCCACACTCCGCTAAAATCACCTGTCAAAAGTTGAATTAATGCTGTGAATAGCGAAATGATGGTATTTATGGTCATTGATACGGAGGCACCAATTAATTGAAACACCACTTGTATTACCGTCCATAATCCTTGAAACGCAGTAATAACTTGAGAAATTATCAACATGATTTGAATACCAAATATTTTATTAAAAATTTGACCTAAAACCTCTAAAATCGGCATAATTGGTTGCAATGTGGATTGAATACTAGCCCACAATTCTTGGAACCATGAAATGACTCCTTGAATCGCACCACTGATAGTATTAGTCAAATCTTGCCACATTTTAGTAACGAAATTTCTGAAATCTTCATTTGTTTTCGATAAATAAACAATCGCACCAACTAAAACTGCTATGATGCCAACTACAATGCCAATATGACTTGTAAGCGCGCTAAATGCAGTGCCTAATAATGGTAAAAGTTTAACTATATTTCCTATTGGATTTAATAAAAAGCCTATTGCTCCTTTAAGAATATTAATTATCCCAGTGAATATCTTACTTGCGTTCCCTGATGTAATAAATTTCTGCGTTAAACCTAATAAAGATGTTCCGAACAATCCTAAAAAGCTATTCACAGCCATCAATGGAACTGCTAATGACCAAATTGTCCCTAATAATATACCTGATATACCAATCAATCGAGCAATCCAAGGGTGATTTTCCATTAAAGCAGCTGTAAATCCTATGACTTGAGTAATAACTTTTAAAAGTGCGCTTGCAATTGGTGCCATTGCTGTACCAAATGCTACTAATAAATTAACTATATTACCTATTAACTGCATAATAACTGAACCATTATTTTGTACATAATCAATGAATTTTCTAAAGCCCTCTGATTTTCCAACAGTTTCTGACCAATTACGGAATTTTGCACTCATTTTATCTAAATATACAAAAATAGTAGTTGAATTTTGTCCAAATGCTTTCATTAAATTAAAAATACCGGCAAATACATTTTTAAAAATGTTGCCGATAATCGGTAAGTTCTTTTTAGTGTATTCTATAAATTGTTTAATACTATTTTGACCATTTGCACTATTAGCCCATTTTTGAAAAGATTGTCCTAATCGGTCAAACCAATTAGCTGACCATTGAAACAAAGGAGCTAATTGAGTAAATACGTTAATTATAGCGTCACCAAAGCGACCTAATGCACTTAATAATTTATTGAATACTGAAACTCCAGTTGTATTCATCATTTTAAAGAATTTTTGTGCTACTTTTGAATTTTCTGCCCATTCTAACATCTTCTTACTAGCAACGTTCACACCGTCAGCTACACCTTTTAAGAATGGTGTTAATGATTTCATAACACTTTCAACTGTATTTAAACCATTAGCCATAGATTCAAATATTGCATTAGCATTTTGTTTAACTATATCTTGCCATGTATTTTTAACTGATTCTAAGGCAGTTTGATATTTTTTAGTAGCTGAACTAGCCTCAATCGTTCCATCTTCTAACATTTTGATTGCTGTTATTGCCATTCCTGCATAAGCAACAAAGCCACCAAAAGCAACGGCTCCTGCTCCTGCAAATGCTACTACGCCACCAGTTAATACTTTAATTGCATTTAATACTGCAAATAGCACTGGAACTAATCCAGCTATAATAGGTATTAATGCTTGTATAGACGTTAACATTATCCCTTTAAAAGTTTGTGAAAAAACAATACCAAATGATTTGATATCTCCAGCTAATCTATCTACATTATTTTTGAAATGATTAACTTGCGTTTCAACATTTCTAAACAGCCGTTGTAATTTAGAAGTAGATGTTGTATCAGCATCAATTTTTATTGTTTTCTTTTTAGGCATTATTTTCAAAGATTGTGTAACCTTTTTTAATTTAATCAATGCCTTTGTGATATGTGCATCAACATTAATATTTCTATTGTTAGGTAATCTATATAAATTTTGAGTTACCTTTTTTATGTTGTATTGAGCTTTTTTCACTTTTGCGTCTATGTCTACTTCTTTTCGAGGAGGGATGGTAGTAAGTATACCTTTCGCTCTAGTTAACTTTTTTTGTAACTTTCTTAAATCAGCAGTAACATCTACGTTTATTTCATTTGGTACTGAAGTTTTAGCTAACCGTTGTGCCTTTCTTATATTGCGCTCAAAGTTTCTAATGACTGCATATATTTTAGCCACAAAATTACTTTCCATTTTCACCCTCCCTTGTGACTTGTATTTCTATTATTCAAAGAATTTACAAATCTTCTAGTTCCTCTCATTGCTCTTGCTCTTTCCCGTTTATTTTGAGCAAGTTTTTGCTTACGTTTTAATTCGTATTTATCCTCTTCACCTCGAACAATGTACCTTTCACGTTCAAGTTGATTTTGTAGTTTAGTTAATCTTTTACCAGCTTGAACCATGCCATTTGCTTGCGCCATAAATAGCATGGTTTCTTTTTGATCTATCAAAGCCTGACGTCTCCCGACAATCCAATCGCTCCATTTACGTGGAACTAAATTCATAAGTTCATCTTCTGGAAGATAACCTATATACTGGCTTGTCAGTTGCCTTACCTCTGAATAATTTAGTAAGGTGGTTCGCCCATGATTTCTTTGTAATTGTTCTTCAACATTTCGATTCCGTGTTTCGTTGATTCTTTCTCTTCTTCTTTGACCATCGGTATAGATTGATTCATCTGTAACCAATAAGCACGTGATTTCTGCTTGAAAAAACCACTATTGTTCATCATGTCTAACGCACCTTGTAACAATTCTATAGTGTCGTCTTTTTCATCAATAATATTCATCAATGCATCTTCAATATCTTCACGTTTAGGCGCTTTTTTACCTAAATATGCAGTAGCACATTCCCAAAAATCAGCAATAGATTTTGTATCTCTAGATAAGATACCGTTGTAAATTGCATTAAACCCTGGTACTTTTTCTTTCTTTCCTTTTTCATCTTCACGTTCTTCAGTAAACTTTTCTGCTTTCATGTCAAAATTAAAAGTTGCTCGTGCTTTTATTTCTTCATCATTAATCATTAATGTTGTAATTGGATTAATTTTTTGTTCTGTCATTTTTATACCTCTTTTCAATTTTTAAATATAAAAAAGGAGCTACACGCCCCTTTTATGCTCCACTATCAACTGATTTTTTAGTTCTTTCTTCATATGATCCTTCATACTCATTCATGTTTTCAAACTCAATAGTTGTTCCAGCTTCGCTAGGATTTAACCATTCTTCCGGTAATTCATCTACTTCACCATCAGCACTATTGAATTTAACTTTAGCAGTAATTTCTATCTTGTCGTCTTCATCATCAAATGACCACTCATGTTCTTCAATTACTACATAAGCGAAAGTACCATGATGTTTACCATTTCGTTTTTCAACTTCCCAAATCCATATACGTAATTGTTTAAATAACTTAACTGATGCTTTTAACGCTTCTTGACCTTTGTCACCTGGAACCTTATCAACAGTTAATTTTATTTCTTCTTCAACACTATTACGTGAATAATCTTTTTTGTCTCCTTTAATCATTTCAGCTAAATCATTACTGATTGTATGACCGCCTTCACCAAGACTTGCTAACATTATAGATTCTTCAAGTGTTAATTTAGATGCTAATTTCTTATCTGCAATTTGAATAGCTGCAATGTACTTTTTCTGCAAATTGTTCACTCTCCTTCATATCGTGTTTTATGTCTATATTTAAAAAGAAGTCGTAAAATACCATGCTTTGTATACTGATCTATATCAGTAATAACTTGCTGGACACTTATACGACTTCTAATAAATTCATAATCTGGTATATTTAATTTTCTATTTACTACAAATGCTATATCTCTTATTATTCTTGCTGCTTCATCCCTATTATATGTTTGACTATACACATGAATAGTAATTGCTACATCTTCTTTCATACTATTTGCTGTTTCTTCGGGAGTAACATTAGTTTCTCCTACCACAATATATGGATAAACAGCCTTTTTTTGGACACCATCATAAACTCTATGGTTAACATGTTTATGAACTAATGGATGATTTTCTATTTTATTATACAATCTATTAAAGAATTCAGGTTCAACGGATACCCACATATTTAATCACCTCACCCAAAATACTTTCTAAAAAATTTCTCACCTTGGTCAACTGCAGGAAACCAAAAAGGCTGTGGTTCTTGGCCATATGTGGTATACCATTGACCATCGTCACCTTTATATGACCACGGTATTTTTTCAGCTCTTGAACCACCTGGTCCAGTAGCAAAAATTCCACTGCCAAATTCAATGTACACTGCGTAATCAGCTCCAACACTAATAACTGCACTATAACCACCATCAGTAAATTTAAAATCAATGCTTTCTTTTAAATAACCTAAATCTACAGGAGCTAGTGCAATAGCAGCGTTATATATTATAAGTGTTGTTTTTGCTATACCTTTTTTAACCCACTCTTGCATATCTTTTTCGAATTTCTCTAAATCTACTACTAATTTGTCACTACCATATTTAACTTTGGCCAACTTCATACACCTTCAATCTAGTTAAATTCACTTCGTGCATACCGTCCTGGTCTGATGGCTCACCAATAACTTCATAAAGTTTACCTTCAAACTTAAAAATTGATTCTCGATCTATAGGAAAATGAAATGGTGTATATAAGTTTCTGTCAAAAGACGCATCCATTTGATAAAATTTAAGTTGCTCACTGGTAGACGGTGTGTCCATGAATCCATTTATTTTTGTTATTGAAACAAATTCTCTTTTTTGGTCGGGATATTTACCAACTATTTCAAAGCTTCCTATTTCTATTACATGTGGAAATTCATTTAATGGATCAAACATGCTACCACTTCAACTTTCTATATGGCATTAAAGGTTTATATAAAGTGTCTGGTAACTCTGTAACAAAAGAATAGCTGACCGTCCCCATAGACCGACCAGCTATATTTCCAGTTTCTCCATATTTAATACAGTCAGCTATAAATTTTTTAACTCCAGATGGATATGGTGCTTTGAATTTATTATTACAATATTCTTCTGCCATACCTTTGTAAATAAATATCAATGCGTCTATTTCTTCATCGTGAGAATGGTCATCTATTGGCTTTGAATTTAATAATTTAACTTCTTTCGCATCCATTAGGTATCACCTTTTAACTCATCAATAAGTTCTGCTTTTTTCATGTCAGAATACCCTTCAATACCCTGTTTTTTAGCCACTTCTTTTAGTTCTGATACTTTCATACTAGAAAAGTCTTGTGCTTCTGAAATAGGCTTAATTAAAGGTATTTGTTGCCTATTTTCATCAGTAGACAACTCTTTTAATCGCTCATCAGTCACTCGCAATCCATCACGAGGGAAGATATCGCCAACATTGTATTCATAGTCATTGTCTTGTAAGTCGGTAAAGTATTTAATAACTTCATACGTCATTATTACTCACTCCTTATGCTCCTGTATCTTCTGCGCTTACCTTTTTAGCATGTGCATCTAAACCATCACATTTAGTCGCTACCTCAGTTCCACCGATAGTATAAATAAATTTTTGTAAGTGTTGAGGTACAAAAGCGCCTGTATAGATTAATTGCTCTGCCAAAGTTCCAAACATACCTGGAACATTTGAATTTAATTTTGCTAAGTTTGCTTGAATTGGAGACGCCATAACTTCACCAACGATTGCCATAGCTTCAACACCTTGTAAAACTTTTGATGGAACTTTTACCACTAAGAACCCATCTAATTCACCTTGAATTCCCTTGCCTAATACTTTTTGTTGAGTATCACCTTGTGGTAATCCAACAACATATTTTTTAATGGATTTATAATATTTAGGTGCTACAAATAAAATACGATTTTGTGATGCGTTAATTTCATCTAGTTCAACTGAAACATCCAATACTGCATCATAATGTGCATCTTCTCCTGTTCCTAAAGCTATGTGCTTAGCTTTATTACGTGCTAATGTGGCAAAACGTAAGTTATCTAAATATGGTGCCACAACTTCTGCGGCTTGTTTTGCGACAACATAATCAATATCAATATTACCTTCTGTATCTCGTTTATCTAATGCATCTACAAAACGTCCCCAGTATTTCTCTTGATCTAAGAAATAAGTAGTTTCTTGAATTTGTGGATGATCCCATTCATTTTGGGCATTTCGTTCATAGTCTTTTAGTTCAGTTATATCCCCTTTTAATACAGTAAATGAACGACCTTCCATAAAAATTGCGTCATTACTAATAATCGCAGGTGATGAATATGAGTGTTTAGCTGTTACTTTTTCAATAATTCCAATATGCTTGTTTTTTAGTAATGTTTCTCCAGGTTCGACCGTAGTTTGTTCAGCGAAATGCTGTAAGTTAAGTCTTAATTTTCCCATTATTTATCACTCCTATTTTAAAAATTCTGTCCATTGTTCAGTAAGTTTTTCCGATTCAGGATTAGCGCCAACTAGAGGTGAATTTCCTCTCGGTTTGTCAGCACCAAACAAATGTGTATTTTCTTCTTTGAAACTTTCTAAGCGTTTATCTAAACCTTTTACTGTTCCATCGTCTTGTAATTCCAATCCTTCTTTATCAATAAGTTTTAGAACATGGTCAACGTTAAAAGCGTCTTTAGCCACTGCAACTTTGATAGCATTATCTAAACGCAACTCTTTCATTTTCGATTCATATTCAGCATTAGTGTTTTTATATTCTTCAAGTTGCTTTTCTAATGCTTCTTTATCATTGGCCTTAGATTCCAGATCTGTAATTTGTTTATCTCGTTTAGAAATTTCTTCGTTTGCTTTATCAAGCTCTTTTTTAATTGAGTTGATATTATCTTTAGATTCTTGTAACGAATCATGATGCTTATCAATAATCTTTTTGATAATTTCATCATCTAATCCTAAATTACGTAAAAACTCTCTTTTCATATTAATTACTCCTCACATTTTTTATTACGGTGGTTTTGACCACCATTGAGCTTTGCATCTTTTAACGCCTTAAGCATATTTGGGCATAAAAAATAGCCACCACACACTGTGTAGTAGCTTTAGTCACTTATTTCAGGTCTCACTTCAATTTTAATTGGCTCTCTTTCATTAGATGTACTTCCCTTTAATGTCTTTCTTTCGTTATTTAATTCATCATAATTATGTGCCTTAATTAATAACTCATTATAGTCATCTAAATACATAATCACTTTATTTTCTTCCATATAATCACTTCCTAATTATTGATATAAAAAACAGACCTTTTAACGCCGTATCTAGGGCGAATCATTTTATTTTTTACCTTTCTTAGATTCTTCTATTTTCTTTTTAAAATCATTAATTTCTTCTTCAGTTATTTTGTCATAATATTTCGCATCAAGTTTTCCATCTAACTCCCATCTTTTTTCAATACTTAAGTGCTTATATTCTTTATTCATTGCAATTCCTCCACTATTATATTGACACTAAGTTCTTTCATATCTTCATCTAAGTTTTCGATATAAAATTTCACTCCATGATTTAAAAGAATTTCTTCTTCCATTTTCAAATTAGAATAATTCTCTATAGATAATGCATTGGCTCCTTTTGGAATTTTACAAATCATTTTCCACCCATCTCCAAAGTATTGAGTGTTATCAATATGTCTCGAGGTGCTTTTGAATCCAATACCAATACCTATTAGTTTACCATTGTCATCTTTAATTAAATTTTTATAAATAGCTTTCAGTTCTTCTAATGAAATTCCTCTATATGTAATAAAGTCTTCGGGTATTTTATAATTACTAATTGCTGAGTTTAGGTTTCTTATATCTTCAAATACTGAACTATATGCACTTGGATTTTGATGTACAGGTGTAGATTGTCCATTAAACTCACCTTTTAAGAAACCATTAATGAATTCTGCTTTAGGTGTCGTATAATCAGAAATAGATTTTTGTATATTTTTTGGTAATTGATCTATATAATTTGTACCATCATTAACCACTTTTACGCTTTTCTTGTTATCTGGTTCTTTTATCTGAGAATAGTCAATATTCTTTTTAACATACTGCTTAGGTTTCTCTTTTTGTGCCTTTTTTATTTTAGATTCTTTCCACTCATTATAAGTTTGAAGTGGTTCAATAGAAGTACTGCCATCATCATTTCTTACTCTCATTGTTGTTGGCAATTCATCTTCATCTATATAATAAAATAACTTACATCGACAGGCAATGTTCTCACTTGCACTTTTGATCCCTACAAATAGTTTAGGTGCTGATCCAACACATCCACTAGAATGAAATTGTTCATCTAGAAGTAAGCTAACACCATCTAAATCTCTATGCGTAACTCTAGTACGTGTGTCTTTAGTCGCAAACCATCGTTTTTTCATATCTAGACCATTTTTCTGTGCTACTTTAGCGCTATCTAATCCAGCTTGTGACATTGCTCTACCCGCTTCAGTACGTGCTACTCGCATAGATTGTGCCTTTGTCATACCAATATCATCACGTAATGATTTAGCTATTTTAGAATATCCTTCACCACTCATAATACCTTGCGTAATATTCATTCTGATTTTTCTTAGAACATTTTCACGATGCTTTTCTAAAGTGGGAATTAATTTAATAAATTCTATAGGTTGTTCAATTGCTCTTAAAATCACTTCAGGACTAGGCACATCAATTTGCATGGGTATTTGACTTGCCATTTCATATAAATAAAGGCTCATAAGGAATTTTTCTATATAAGCATCTGCTTGTGATTTTTGAATAGCCTTGGCTACTTCTCTATAATCATTTGTAAGCATCGTACCTATACGAGTTAATTCCTTATTGAGCCTATTGTATTTATTAAATTCAGTCCAAGTGACATGTGGACTATCAGCTTGATATTTTTCAAACATGTCATTGATTTCTTGTTTTATTATCTTTAATCTTCGAGCAAAAAGCAATTCAATTTCTTTTTCAGCTTTTTGTATTAATAATTCTATATACTTATCTATATCATTCTGTGTTGTTATCTCTATGTTGTTCTTGTTGTTCATCGCTTTCCCCCGTTATAGAAGGTAATTGTTTATTTAGTTCATATCTTTCATTTTGAATTCTTTCTAATTCTGCTTCTAAATCTTCAACGAAAGGATGGTTTTCAATAACAGTTTCATGACTCACCACGCCCATTGAAGCTTGTGCCATTTGTACTTGCAATTCAGTGTTAGCGACTTTGTTATAATTAAAACTTATATCAATATCCTTACAATCAACTTTTAAATTATGATGTTCTATTACATACCAAAGTAATTCTTGTATAGCCACTTTTGTTTTACGAGCTAATTTATCGGCTTTTAAATTTAAATTAGTGTATAAAAACTCTAATGCAACACCACTTGGTGCAGAACCAAATTTATCAGAACTAAAATCTACTGCTTGGCCAAATAGCATTATATTTTCATATAGCATTTTTAAATATTTTTCTGTATTTTCAACAGGCACTTTTATCTCTATTGTATCTACACCACCATCAACGTTACTTACTTTAATAGCGCCATAATGTCGCATATTACGTTTAAACTCTGATAAATCGGTGTCATCGTAATTAGTTAGAACATATATTAATTCATTTGATTCTTTAAACATGTTTGCCGTATCAGATAAACGCCTATTATATGCATCTATTTGAGTTTTATACATAAACAAATCTGAGCGTTCGGCATCGTTATTTTTAAAAGGTATAAAAGGAATACGCCCCCATGAACCAGTACTGAAATGTGTTTCTTGACTTTTTAAATTACGTGAGTAATCTCTTATTAAACTTCCATTATCATATATATAATAATTAATGAACGTTTCGTCCCAGTATTCTACTTTCATATCATTATCTATCTTATAAAAGCGTATAAATGCTTCGAGTTTTTCGTGCTCTCTATCTTTCCATATCGGTACTGCTTGCTCAGCTGGCACTCTAAAAAATTTGAGTTCTCCCTCTTCGTCAATATATGGATGAATCCACTCAATACCTTTATTACTTGCACCAGTCAATACACTATGTAACTTGTCATCAAATCTACTTCCTAGTGCTAGATTGATTTGCTCTATTACATTGTTATCTGTGTATTTGAATTCGATAGGTTTTCCAACTAAATAAGATACTTTTTGATCAACTAAATTTGCATGAAAATTAGTAACTAATCTATCATCTGGTTTTAAAGGGTCAACTTGTCCCGTTGCATCTCTTGAAGGTGGCTCTCTTATAATATCTGGCTCTTGATCATAGTATTTTTGACCAATTTCAAAGTTTGGAATTTTTTTCTGATGCGCTTTAATATATCGGATAATCATTTCTTCTAATGTTTCAGGTTTATTATTATTTTTAATGATGTCATTAAAAATTTCTGTTTGCGTTGGTTCACTTGGATACAAAGTATCTCCTCCTTACTTAAAACCAGTTCCTGAACCTTTGCTAGATGTATAAATTGCATATCTCAAAGCATCTAAACAATCATCATTAGCTTTTACTGGTTCATCTTTTTTCTCATCCCATACATAGTTATATATCTCATCTTTGAACAACTTAACTTTATCCTCAATAATAAATAACTCATTAAGTTTGAATCCTCTAGCAACTACTTCTATACCAGATAAAACTGATTTATCAGCATATCTAGCTTTAATTCCTTCTTTACCAAATCTGTTTATGTGTTCAGTTCGAGCGGTGTCGCAATAAAATAAGATATTACCATGTCGCTCTATGACATCTTTTGCAATTTCAACCCAATCATCAATTTCTTTATGTTGATAAGCATGTTCTTCAATTAAGTATCTTTTGCCTTCCATATCTTCAGCAATTACAACAATTGATCCATGATGTTCATATCCCCAGTCGACACCAGCATATTTCTTTTTGATTTGTTTCTGATTATATTCTTCTTCTGTGATGTAGTGTATTTCTTCGTTAAAATCTTTATACACAACACCTTCAGCCGCTACCCACATTCCGTAAATATCTCTATCGGTAAACATGCCTGATGGTGTACTTGCTATTATCGACTCTACATATTCACTATCTAAAAAAGTATTATCAAATAAAGTAAATTGAAATGCTTTTATATTAAGTCTGCCATTGGATAATGTTTGTCCAGAATTATCAATATAATCTTTTTTAACTGGATGCATCGGATTTTCAGGGTTTGTGTCTACTAATATTCTTGCACCTTTATAACTACAACGAGAAAACACCTCTTTAATAAAAGTGTCATGTAGCGCTGTTCCTTCATTGAGAAATGCTCCAGCTGATGTAAAACCACGTGCTTTCTTCCAAGAATCTGCATTTTGACCGTCAAACACATAAACTTTATTTCCAAATATTTTAACTGCATTTGATTTATCTAATTTAAGTTCTTTGCCAAGTATTAATTCCATATCATCTAACACGTTACGGCGAATAGATGCTTGAGTAGCACCACCTATAATGAAGTTTAGTCCTTTATTCTCATAACTAGCTATGTGCATTAAAAAAAGCAGTATAAACACATACGTTTTACCTGCTCGCTTAGCTCCACTTGCTATTAAAATTTTAGGTTTTTCGTTTATAAAACAATTCCATACTTCTTGTTGTTTTGTATTTAATACTTTATCAATCATCTGAAGCACCAGCTAACTTAATAAGTGCTTTAGCAATTTCAGACTCTTGACTATTATTTTCTGCATTATCCATTTTTTCTATTTTCTTCTGCAATATTTGTATTTCTTTTTCAAGCTTTTCATTAGCTAAACGACCGTTTAAAATACCATGAACTTTCAATATATGTTCAATAGACCTTTGACGTTCTTCAATTCTAGGTGTATGGGTATACGTAATTTCTTTATCAACTTCATCCTTTAAATTGTTATATATCTTTGTATAAGACTGTTGATGTTCACCGCGAGCTATTGATGCAGAAATCATTAATGCTTCTTCGATGTCCATTAAACGCTCTTCTTTTAGTTCTTTTAATCGTTTATTTATATATTCAGAAACCTTAACATTCCTTAACAATCTACTTGCTGTTGCTTCTGCTGTTTTCTTACTATAACCAGCTTTTATTGCTGCTTCTGTAGCATTACCACTAATTATATATTCATCGGCAAACTTCTGTTGTTTTACTGTTAATTTCATGTCATCGAATCACCTTCTTATGCTAATTGCTTGTTTAAATTTGTGTATAAAAAAAGACCTATAAATTAAGGTCTTTTAAAACTTTTTTTGAATTTGGTTGGTGCTTGTATAACTTCGACATAATATGAAATAACTCCATTATAGTCCATAGTTTGAATATTTTTAAAAGTAACAGGATTACCATTAAAATATTTAATTATAATATCTGTATTAGCATCTAATACTTTTAGCTTTCTTAGCTCCACATTATTGTCAGCAATAGTTTTTGCTATTTTATAAAATTCAACAGTATTAAATGACAATACATATTTATTATTATTTTTAGTAAAGGTGAATTTATCTTCATATTCTACATCTCTTGGTCCAAATAAGCCTAAAAAATTAAATTCTAAACACATTTTCGCATTCCTCCATTATTTAAATTGTACTACACTTTTCATTATATACTATACACAACATAAAGTATGTAAATATTTATAATAAACAAATTAAAAACCTATCCAGGTCGTTTCTGGATAGGTCAAAAGAATGTTAATTAAGTACATAAGTTTTTAGGAGGTACACCAATGCAAGGATTTACATTTATCGTAAACTATAACTGTTTACATATATCATATTAATACATTTTAGGTATCGAAAACTGTCATTTTACTATCATATTATAACTCACCTAATTCTTCTGCTAGTTTTAATACGATTTTTTTCTTTATTCTATGACCAGTACTTTCAGATATATGAATATCATTACACGCATTAATAATCATTTTTTGATTAAAATAGTACTCATGAATAAATTCACGTTCCTTTTTACTTGAAGTATTTATAACACGTTCAATAGCTCTTTTGAATTCCAATATTTTATTTCTTCTAATATCGCATAAATAATTAGTAACAATCTTTTCAGTTTTTGACTGATTAGATGGTATTAATTCACCTCCAATGTTAGTATCCGTCCTTATCCATGGATTCATAACTTCCTCTTTTAGATCCTTCAACTGTTTATGGTAATTTGGATAATCAACAAGTTCATCTTCTAGTTTTCTAACCGTTGATAATTTTAAACCGTATTTCTTTTTGCTCATTATCCCCTCCTCCCTTATTTCTCAAATTGTTTTAGTCTATTCTGAAGTAATTGCTTCTCATACTCTCTCGACTCTAGTTGTCCCTTCAATTTACTATTTTCTGATATAAAACCTATAAGTAATAAAGCTAAAAATGCCATAATAATAAATAACCACATTTTAAATCACTTCCCTTTAATTCATAATGTAATTGTATTTATATAAAACTTGTCAAAAACTTAAACCTATTTCCCATTCCTACATTAAGTACTGTTATACTTAAATTTAATTGATATTGAATAATTACAATTAAATGTTTCTCATTATCATATTCACGAATAATTTTAAAAGGAGAATTTAAATTTGTTGAAACTTAAAGATAATATACTCAATTTTTTAATCACACCAAAAGGTAAAATAATAGCAAGATTTATAACTTTTCTTGTTGCCGTTTTTTCTTTTTGGTCTACTATTTCATTTTTCAATACATTTAAGCCATATTTATATAAAAATATGAAAAATTCTAATTTAGAAATATTAATTGAAGCAATACAAAGTCACTGGAAAATTGGATTTGGTACTTCTATTACTGTTGCTTTCTTTATTATTTCGACAATCACTTTAATTGCCTCGTTTACTAATATTATTTTCAAACCAATATATGTAAAATTGATTTTAGTTTGTTATTTGGGGATAATACCTATTATTTTCATTTTTTCGTTAGTGTTAGCCGCAACAGAACCTTCTGATACAACTCTAATATTTAGTATTTTATCAGCAATAGGTGCTTCAATTGCTTTTTGTATTACCGTATTTAAAAATCACAAATTTTGAATTTTTATAGTCTTATTATAATTTAGGAAACACATCATTTACCATCATATCTTGCACATATTGACTTCTTGGATGTACTTGAGGCGTACCATCGTATAACCATGGTTTCCTCTCTCTCTTTTGTTTTTGTTCTAAAAGCAATATGTGCAATTTCTTGTTATGTTCTACGCAAGTTACTTTTCGGTTTTGTTCATTTTCTCTAAACTCTTTTATCTTCAAACCAACTGGTACATTTACTGATTCATATAATGACCAACCTAACTCAATTCTTCTGCATAATAGCGCCATAGATACTTTATTTTTCTGAAGCTGCATTTTCATTTCTTTAGTTAAAGGATATTCCTTACCTTTTACTTTGAATTGACGCATTAGCATTTTTCCTCTATGTTTGCTATTCCTAAAACTGTAGCGTCTGTATAATCATTTTCATATTCAAATAAATTATCTGCTATACGATCAATGAAATTTTGTCTAGTTTCGTATTTTCCCTGTGCAGCCTTAATTCGCTTTTCGAATTCCACCGTATATCTAAGTGTTACTGTTTCTTCTGACAAAGCAATCACCTACTATATGTACTCAAACATGCATGTTTGATATTCTTTTGTTAATTTGTCATTTTGAATAAATGTGTTTAACTCATCTTCCGTAAGTTTCCAATGTTTTCCTGAATAAAATGTTCGTTCCACACCCGTAAGTTCATATAGTCCATTAGGATATAAGCTCACATGAAACATTAATTTTCCGTTTCCATCATACAGGCCGAACTGTTTCATTTGAATTCACCTCGTAATCGTAAATACCATTTCTTGTTTCTCTTTCTAACTTTTTTTGAACTAATAAATTATCTAACTTATAAATATCACCATCAGCATAATCAATTAATTTCTGAACATACATATCTGACAAACCTGGGACATTTAAATAAGCTCTGACATATGCTTTTGTAATCATCGAATCACCTTCAAGTTTTTCAATCTGTAATCTATACCGCTCAATTCAAGCACAGTTGCATTTTTTATCATTCTGCTAAATATCCGTTCTGAATCTAGACCATTCGTCATTTCCTCTAGCCTTAAATTCGTGGTTATAATATTATGCTTATCTACACGACTTTCTAGAATTTGGAAAAGTTTCCCCATTCCATAGTCATTAAGCTTAATTCCATAATCATCAATCACCATTAGGTCAACACTTTTTATTATTTTTAAAAGTTCTGATTCGTGCTCACTAGAATTATTGCTATATGTGCTTCTAAACATCGATATAGCATCTTGAACATTCAAGAATAAAGCTGTATATCGTTGTACCATTACTTCTTTAGCTATTGACATTGCTAAATGTGATTTTCCTATCCCACAAGATCCAGTAAGGATTAATGACTGCTTGTTATTTAAGTCAAAGTTCTCTACATACCTCTCACAGATAGTCTTTGCTTTTTGTTGTATCTCATTTGTTGGTATGTATTCATCGAAAGTTGCTTTTTTAATTTCATCGTTTACGTGAGAATACTTGAACATACGTTTAACTTTTTGGCTCTCTATTGCATTTTTACGACGTAGCTTTGCTTCTCTCAATTGCGCATTTGATTCACACGTACACCCGTCTTTGTATTCATAACCACAAGCAAATTTGTAATAATCGTATTTGTGCTTACACTTATCACAAGTAATTCCCAACTTCTCGATAATCACTCTGCTTATTTTAGGATTATTTTCCCTAAGCTTTCTTGCGACATTGCCAATTTGCGTCATCGATGCAAAAGTCTTAATAGTATGGTTTTGTTGATGTTCTTTCTTCCTGTCATCAACATATTTTCTTAATGCCTCACGCTCTGCATGACTCATTGTTTCACTGTCCATTGCGTGCCTCCTCAATTACTTTAAGATAAGGATTATCAAAATCCTTCTTCTTGGTAATATTTAGCTTTTGGGTATTAATCAATGCATCAACATCACTCAATGACTTCACGCCACTTTCATACCAACGTTTGAGTATGCCGTTGATGTAATTCCAGCGTTTAGAATTATTACTTACCGCAATCTCCATTGCTTTAATAACAATCTCATCTGCATCTTTTGGGAATTCATCAAGCCATGCATTGATTTGATCAACAATATAGGGCTGTAAGTTACCGAAGCCGTTTTGTTGGAAGAAGTCAAACGCCAACACCTTGGGGGGACTACTGTAAATTTTACAATCACCTATACTCCTGTCTTTATTACTTATATCTAGTTTTGGTTGTTTCTTTTCATTCTTCTCATTCTTTACATTCTTCTCATTCTTGTTTGTGTGCTTTTGTGATGCATCTGTGTCGCTTTCGTGATGCTTTTGTGATGCATTGGTGATGCTTTTGCGTCGCTTTTCTGAATCTCTACTTTGATAAAACTCATAATTGACAACGGTTAAGAGCGTCTTTTTTGTGTCGCTTTTTGCTGTTAACATACCGTCGCTTTCCAATGTTTTCAAATACATTTTCACCTTGTTATTAGACCAAGACCATCTTTCACAAAGTTTTCTAATACTAATGATTTTTTGTCCACGTTTCACTAAAATTAATTCTTTTCCTAACAAGACTTTTTTATCCTCATGATTAACCATCAATAAAATATCTAACCATGCTTCAAAACGAGAAAACTTTCTTTTTTCTTCATACAACCAATGTTCTCTCAACGACCTATGAACTTTTATCCATCCCGTCATGTTTTCTCACCTCTTAAAACAGAGGGAGCTATTTGCTCCCCTTATTCAATTTTATCTTGGTGTTCTATACTTTCATTCTCTTCGACCTCTGAATAATCGGTAACATCGATTACAGTGGACATATCTTTGTCTATCTCTTCCTTAATCGTACTGTCATTTTCAACTGCTTTATTCATTTCAATAGATTTTGGTGCATATTTTAATACTTCTTTGAGTACTGTTTTCTTAGCCATAGCATCATAATTTGTAACCCAAGGAGATGTCCATCCTTTTTGAACAGCCTGGCTAAATGCTTTAGCATGTTTATCTACTCTTTCTCTTGTCCAATAAACAAAGTCATATCCACCATTTTTCAAATGATAAACTGCATAATAACCAATTGGTTCTCCCTCGGGTTCTTGTGAAGGAATATGTATTAAATCTTTGAATAAGCCATATCTATACTCAAACTCATCATTGATATATACTTCATGTGAATAGATTGATTTATATTGGCCACTTCTACTCGCTAAATCAATTAACCCTTTATAGCTCAATTGAAATTGTACTTTACCTCCATAAGGTATTAGATAAGCTTGGCCAAGCCCTGTATTAGGTTCTACACCTAACTGTGATGCTTGCATTAACGCAGCAATAAAACTCATTTGGTCACACTCTAATAATTTAGGGGTATTACTGACTGCAGTCATAGCTATTCGAGCCATTCTGTCTGAATCCATATGCTTAGGTAATGCTCTTTGAATTTCTGGAGCCATTTTCTTCAATAAATGATTTAATTGTGTTTTAGGACTTTGCTCATTTATTCCATTTGCTTTACGCTCAATAACTTTTTGTTTTAACGTTTCATTTGTAGCCATTTACTATCCTCCTAATGATTCAATTCTTTAATTCTAAGCACGCGATATTTTAATTCTTTTGTATATTTATTTGCTAAATCTGGATAATCTTTTTCAAATGATGTTTTATCAAATGATTTTTTATTTTGCATTTTCCAACTAACTTTGAAATTTTTAGACATCCCACGTTCTTCATTGCCTAATGTTGCCTTTATTTCATTTTCATATTTTTGCTTAAGTGTTCTAATTTCTTTTTCTTCTGCTTTTATAGCATTTAATGCTTCAATAGTTGTTTCAATCTCACTATTTAATATTTTTTCATTATCAAGACTTTCATGATATTTATGTTTTAGAAATTCTGTTGTCGCATCTGAACCATCCATATCGGGTATCTCATCGCCCAATATATAACGCTCCCAAAAGTCTTTTTCTTTATCTATGAGGAGCTTAATTAATTCTTCATCACGTTCAATCTCTTTCCATAAGAATCTATTACCACCAATCAACACTGCAATATAAGCTTTTTTATATCCTGTAACTGCTAAATAATGTTGTACTTGAGCTAAATAAGTACTGGGAATTTCATCATCTTTCCATTTATCTTTATTAAATTCTGACGTAGTTTTACATTCTAATAAAGCTTCTTCGCCAACTACTGAACGATCTATATTTGCGACCATAAAATTATATTTAGCATGTCTGAACATTTTATTTACTCTTCTAACCTTTTTACCTGTGCGTTTACTAAACTCTTGCGCAACTACATCTTCTAAGACATTGCCCCAATAGATATATTCATTATCTAAAACTGGTTCTTTAACTTCACCAATTTTTTCAAAATATAATTGTATTGGAGATTTCCATTTATTAACACCAAGAATAGTACCTACATCAGAACCACCTATTCCAGTTTTCCGAACATTCAACCAATCTTTATGAGACATATCTTTTGTATTAATTGAACTTCTACTCAAGTTAATAACACCTCCTATTTGTTCATAGTATTTATTAGTTCATCTAGCGAATTTAATAATTGGAATTTTTTTAATGCTTCTAAAGCTTTGCTTTCAGAGACAATAAACTTAGCCATATAATCAGGCGCAATTAAACTGTCTCCCCAATAGTCTTTTTCGTCATCTTCTGTACTAATAATTACTTGAAGATTTAATCCTGCATTAACTTCACTTCTTTTACTAAGTTCTCTGATAGCTTTTTGTAATTTAATAGTGTGTTTTTTTACATATTGTTTTAGTTCACTATTGGTTTTATCTGATAAATTTACAGCCATTCTTGACGGCCTCCTTTTATTTTTGTATATTTAAGTTGTATATTTTTGTATCTGACTGTTTGCAATTGTCGTTGCTAACAGTCTTTTTTTATTGCTATATCGTAAAACCATCTTGCTAAACCGCCACTTATTATTCCCAAAGCTACACCCAACACAATGCTCAGATGAAAATCTTCTGAAAGTAATAAAATGTAAAAAGTAGTTGTAACCCATACCATCACACCAATATAAAAAGCAAAATCAGTTTTGCTCATACTATTCACCTCCTTCTAAAAATCTCTTTCCAATTATCTTGAATAAATTGGTACATTTTAGGCCCATTAAATCTCCATTGATTAAAATCGCGATTAGGTTCATGAACAATATCTAATTCAATTAATTTTCTTTTGAACTTTGGCCTATCCAGTAATCTATCTTTAATAACTTCATCTGATTTAATCTTTAAATTTTCTTTTAAATCATCCATAGTCCATACTGCTTTTTGTTGATTCATAATAAGTTGATCGTGTTCATCTTTTGTAATGACTACATATTGCTCTGGTATTGTGACTGTTAATTGTGTCATGTAATCACTCCTTCCGAATTTACGTTGTGCTATACTATTTTTATCGCTACTGCGAAAAAAGGTGGTGTTTTAAGTGCATTACATTGATCCATTAAAAAATGTTAGGGCAATAATTAACAAGAATATAAGCACCTTAATGGGTACTCAATACTTAATAAATAAATCGTTTAGTAATACACAATATGTAATAAAATCTGTTAATGAACTTAACAATTTATACAGAAAAAACACTTTTAGAGATTGGTAATGCTGGTACTTTAAACCTAAAAATATCAGGTATAACTACAGTTCCTAATTTCAAAAATTTTCAAAGTAGTCTATTTTCTAATGATTCTATGAATAGTTTTAAAGAACTTGTGGATATTGACTTTGATACTATTGATAAAACTATTGAAATCATGAGATATGAGTATGTCAAAAACTCTCTTTTTAACACTAAACCTATTAAAGTTATCAATTGGGAACCTGTTGTTTTTAAACCAGATAAAGAGATAACAAATATAAATACCTATAATATCGATAATGATGCGAACACTAGCAAAAAAATACATGAAGCCACTCCTAAACTAGAATTGTTTTTATTAAGTGTCTTGTCTGATAATTTAGTCGATTCAATAACTCCTCTAGTTGAGTTTTTATCTGTTCAAATGTTGCCATTTTTCCCAGAAAATATAAGACCATTTTGTTTCTGGTTAATTGTATTTGTCGCTATATCAAACCATAAAGATAATAATAATTAAATCATTAGAGACTATTTCCTCAGATTACTCACTTCTATGTTTAATTTGATGATTAAATTAACTCAATTTATCAAAATATCTTTATAAAAAAAGTAGCAAAATTTTGTTATTCTGAATTTAATTAATACCATCTAAAGCCTTTTTAGTCACAATTGCAGTTGTAATTAAAAGGGCTATTTTTACTATTTTGCTTTTCACTATCTCTTCCTCCTCTTCTACACATTTCCATTCACCCCTACTTTAAATTGCTCTCCGTGGTATAATATTTTTAATTAATATAGAAAGGAGGCTGCTAACTATGAGTAAATCTAATTTAGAACTCGCAACTGAATTAATGATTGCAATACTTGAACATAATTCGAAGCTAACTCGAAACGGTACACAGGGTACTACTATAAGTACTACAACCATCGTTGATTCTAAAACCGTAGCTAGTCATGTGAAAAACCTTAAAGTTGCTCTAGACGAGATGGATTAATTGAGTTTAAATTAATATCCATAGCAATCTTTTTATTATGATTTGCAATCTTACAAACCTTCCAAGTTACAACCACCATTGTGATAAGGAAGGTTATTTTGTATATTATTTCCATTTCATTACTCCTTTCTTTTTAAATAATAGTTAAAAAGTTAGACCAAGCTTCCAATAATTTAGCGGTCACCTTAATTACTTCTGAATTTTTGAAAGTTTTGCACCCATTTAGTAGTACTTGTAATGTCTCAAGCATTTCTTGTTTTGAGTCATATTCCATTTGCACCCACCACCCAAGTTTCACTAGGTTTTCCTCCACTGCTATGTATCTTCCATTTTTTTATTAAATGATAATACAAAATATTTCTTTTTTCTTTCTGTTAGTACGAAATTTTCGTATTCATTCCCTAAAAAAATTTCATCATATTTTACATTAAAAGCCTTCATGTATTTTGACAGTAAACTATCCTTAATATTTGTAGAATCTTTTTCCATATTTTGTATAGTCCTAGGTGATACTTTGAATAAATCAGCTAATTCTTCTTGCGTCAGATTATAACTTACTCTCAACTCTTTTAAAGTATTTATTTGTTTCACCACCTTTCAAAATTAATATAATACGATTTTTTCGTATAGTCAACAATTAATTCGAAAATTTCGTATTTTTATTTACAGTCATGCGAAAATTTCGTATAATATGAATTAAGGAGGATTAATTATGCAAAACAAAGAACGAAATAGAATTATCGCTAATAATATAAAAAAGTATTTAAAACAAAATAATATGTCACAAAAAGAATTATCAAACAAAATTAGCATTTCTCCTTCTACTTTAAGTGACTATTTGAACTTACGTTCTAATCCTTCACATGGAGTTATACAAAAAATTTCGGATGTATTTGGGATACTTAAAAGTGATATTGATACAACATATAAAGAGACCAATGAAATAAATGATATATATAATAAACTTTCTAATGAACGTAAAAAGTATGTCCTTTCTTATGCTGAACATCAATATAAGGAACAAAAAAGCACTGTAAATGAAGATACTTTTAATGTAACTAATATATATAATCATAAAAAGGAAAATATAGAAGCTGAAGAAAATGTAATTCCCTTCCCTATATATGGAGCCACAGGTGCTGGTTTAGGTGAAGAAATATATGATGATGTTTTATATGAAGAGATTAATATCAATGTAAATGATCTACCTAAAGATGCTGAATTTGGGATATTAGTTAATGGTGATTCTATGGAGCCAATGTTTGATAAAGGGAGTTATGCTTTCGTTAGCAAACAAACGCAGGTATTTAACAACACAATTGCTTTAGTTGTATTAAATAATGCTGCATTGATTAAGAAAGTTGTTTTTAATGAGAACACTTTAAAATTGGTATCAATCAACCCTTATTATGATGATATATACGTAAGAGATAATGATAACTTTAGAGTTGTTGGAAGAATTGTTATGTAGAATTACTTAGTTTAAAACGTGTCGTGGCACACGTGTGTCTAAAATTAGATTGTTTAATATAAATAAAGTATTTTATCAAAAGGAGCGTTAGTTAATGGATTTAAATGCATATGATTTACTAATTTTACATTTGAATGTTAATAGAAAAGTTGGAAATGAAGTTACTCATCATAACTACATAATAGAAAATAAAATTCCAGTAAGTAAACATTTACAAAATTTGATAGACAAAGATATATTAGTCTTAAAATCTGACTACAATAATTCATTGCCATTATTAAAAATTCCTGAACTAAAGGAAATACTTAGAAATAACAATTTAAAAGTTGGTGGTAAAAAACAGGAACTCATTGAAAGAATAAAAACTAATGTCCCTATACAAAAAGTTCAATTAGATGAAGTGTATGTTGCTACTTCTAAAGGAAAAGAATTAATAAAAGAAACTGAGTATATTCTACATTTTTATAACTCACATTTAATTAGTTTAGCCTCAGCACATAATATTGCAAATAAAAATATTAATTCAGAAGATAAAATTGAAACTATATATCAGTCGCTCATTAAAAAAAGTCTTAATTCCTCGAATGAACAATACAACTTAATTAGCATTCTACATTCCTTGATTAGATACTATAAAAAAATAGACAAAGATGAAACTCAAATTCGTCAATTCGTCAATTTTTTAGTCTATCTAGAATTGTCTAGAGATTTGGAACATTTGTCACTTCGCTTTAAATTCGGAGAAACAGTGAATGATATATCAGGTTCCTTTTACATAAATTCTGACAATCTAGAGTATTATGAAAACCAGTTATTAATTAAAAAAGAAAAAAAGCAAACACTCAAAACATTATTTTATAAGGATATAAGATTATTTATAAATGCTGATCAAAACTTATGTGAAGAGTTTTTTTATATCATTTTATCAAAGGTATATAATAAACCCTTGTCAGAAGACAATACTATTTATATACGTGAATATTTAAACGAGCATAAAGACTCATTAAAAGGAAAATATAATTTTAGCGATATTGAAGTAAATGTTACTTCAGATAATTCACTTTCAAATTCTAATATAAGTGGACCAAATTATCCTACTTCACCTGACCCAAAAGTGACTACTAAATCGAAATCGCAAAAACCACTAAAAAAACAAGAGCAGGTTAAGCCACAAATTCAATCTAATAAACAAGAATCACATAATAATTCTAATTCATTTAGCAACTCTCAAAGCAAAGATAATTCCTTAAACAAGAAGAATAAAAAAGCAGGTATTGGTTGCTTATGGGTATTTGTAGCTATGGTTTTTTTAGGTGGTTGTACTTCCTTATTAGATGGCAAAACAGATAATATTTTTATGGACGTTATTTTATTAATAATATTATTACTCATTAATCTATATTGCTTCATCTTTTTCATTAAGAATAAAGGGAAATAATATTTTAACATTGTGAAAAATATCATTTAATAAAAAACATAATTAGACGCCTAACTATGTTAGACGTTTTAAGGAGGAGATCATATGACGAATAAGGAAAGTTCAAATGAATATATAATAGACTGGGAAAAAAATGGCGGATATGCCCCAAATGAAAAAATTGAAAAAAGAAATGAATCTGGTGATAAGGCTGGTTCTAATCATGAAAGACTTGAACAGATAAGAATTAAATACGAAGAAAAAAATCAATGAAAATAATATTCTAATATTACTTGATTTTCAAAATCTATAAATTTTTCTAATCTTCCCTCAGATTTTACTGGAATTTTATATTTTTCATCAAGAGGTTGTAAAATAAGATTTCTATCATCTTTTTTAGAATACGATTTAATAATACCGTCTTCAATGATAGTATTGTCAAAATTTTTAATTACAACGTAAATTTGTTCAGCTTCATTTTCATATCTTTTTAAATGAATCGGTAAAGTCCCATTAGAGCTTAAATTATTATTTTTTCGATATTTATTATTATAATCTTTATAAAACTCTAAACAGATAGGAAAAAGGATTTCAGTGAATATAACAGCAATTATTACACTGACTGTTAATGACAATATTATTTTGGTAAAAGTTAAATTATTAATTAAATTATTTACATTATTTTCATATGAAAATAAGCTTAATATCGCTAAAAATATTAATATAGATACTGCCGAGAATAAACTTAAGATTATAGCCTTGTTTTCCGACTCAAAATAAAGAATATTTTTATTTGATAGTGAATAATATGTATAAAACCCCGGTATACCAGAAGTTATTAAAAGTAATATTAATTCCAAGAAAGCACCAACTTTTTTATTTTACTATACCACATTAGTTATAATTAATGTGATAAGGGGCAGTCTCTACTGCCCTTTATATTTTTATCTTTTTTTAGGAGGAACAACTTATGAAAACACAACAATATGATAAAAAACTAAAAAAGTGGATGTATGACTTTGTATATGAAGGCAAACGCTATAGAAAAAAAGGATTTAAAACAAAACGTGAGGCTGAATATGCTGGAAATGAAAAGTTTAATGAATTAACTAAAGGGCTTTATCTTGATAATGATTTATCCTTTTATGATTACTTCAAGAATTGGTGCGAAACATTCAAACAACCTAATGTTACACCTATAACTTACAAATCATATAAGGCAGCTATTAAACATATTGGTAATCATTCATTTTCACAGACAAGCCTTAAATCATTAACACGAAATATGTATCAACAATTTATAAATGAATTTTCTAAAACACACTCAAAAGAAACAATAAGAAAACTAAATGGATATATCAGATCTGCATTAGATGATGCTGTTTATGAAGGACTATTACCTAAGAATATTACTTACAAGGTTACATTTAAAGGGTCTAACCCCCCAAAAGATGAACAAAGCAAGTATATTAACCTAGTAGAATACGAAACACTTAAAAAATATTTCAAATCACAAAATAATCGTTCATCCCTCGCTCTATTTATAATGATTTGTACGGGCTGTCGAATAAGTGGTGTTTTAAATATGAAGTATGAATACATTAACCAAGTAAAAAATGAATTATTTATAGATGAACGTAAAAATGATGTGTCACCTCGTACTTTAACAATCGCTAAAGATGATATGAAACACATCATTGAAATGATTGAAAAACTCAAACTAAATACCAAAGGATTACTATTTAATTCTTTTGGGACTACACTTACTATTAACGCAGTTAACAAGCAACTGAAACAGGCATGTAAGTTACACGATATAAAAGAGATTACTTCACATGCGTTAAGACATACGCATTGCTCTTATCTCCTCGCAAATGATGTATCGATTTATTATATTTCAAAAAGGCTTGGCCATAAAAATATTTCTGTTACCACTGAAATCTATTCACATTTATTGGAAGAAAAATATCTTGAAGAAAATAACAAAGCAATTGAAATTTTATCAGCAATGTAA